GAGTAATTCGTCGGCATATGAAATCTCATGCCATACGGGTACTCGTGTTAATACGGTTTATTCGTGAAGCTCGGGGTGCTGCCGGTAGTCGCACTTACATAGAAACACCATCATGATTTCGCTCAAATGCTCGATAACTTGTATGGTGAACATTATATTAATCAATAAGGAGGTCAGTTTTATGATGGTGTCGGAAAGAATCCACCCAAATATCAAAGTGGTGGTCTGCTGGGCCACGTGAAATTGAATTAAGCCGAAACACAGCATTATTGAAAACGTCACTTGGCATAGCGAGAGCATTATAGCTTCGATGTCTGTTAGCGATTTGTTGAACAATTTCTTGGTAAATTCTTTTACTTTCTTCTTCATACAGCAGTCGTCCATTAAAACACATTGGTCATTTGATATTTGCTCCATTGTTCGGGTTTGTTGTCTCTTTTCATTTTTAACAATTACATTTCAATTTTTTTTACACCTTTTAACATTTACACCTTTTCACATTTAAAATGCCGATTATAAAATAATATATAATAATAATAATGTCTCTTTCATATACAGATTTAGTATTTGAATCTAATAGAACAGATAAATATATCAGAAAAGTAGAAGTTGATATTTATCAAGAGTGGGAAGATAATTTACATGAGTATAGGATGGAGTTATTTATGCTACCAGAAGGGGTGAATTTAAGGTGTAATGATCTAAAAAGGTTTGTTATAAGACAATCAAATAGCCAGTTTGTATATTTCCCTTTATTGCGTGAATTTGATATATTTTTTAGCGTTAAATCAATTACAAATGCCGAACATATCCTAAAATTAGAATTATGTTATGCTGATGGGTTAGAAAAAATAAAAGATGTTGAATTTAATAAAGATATTTGCGTTCCCTTATATATTCACAAATGTATCAAAATAGAATATGATAATGCAGAGAATATTCCCGTAAAAGTTGAGATGATATATTCTGCCGGATTATTAAAACATAAATATAAAAATAATATAACAAATATTATTTTTCCTTAGATTTTTATTTATAATCCGCATTTTAAATGTTAAAAGGTGTAAGAAGTAATTCTAATATTTGATTTTGTTTACTTAAAATCTCTCTTAACATATCATCGATTGTTGATGGTTCTTTCTTTTTTAGTAAAGCCATAAAGTCTGCTTGTGTGGTGTCTGCTTGTGTGGTGTCTGCTTGTGTGGTGTCTGCTTGTGTATCGGCAAAAACTACCTTTTTAAGTTTAACTGGTGGTTCTTTGATGTCTATTTGAATATTCTCTCCGATTTTTATTTTCTTGGGTTCATTTGTTTGGGCCGGGGCCGGGACTGGAGGCGGCTGCTGAATCCATTTGGTCGCCGCCTCTTTATCCAGTGTTTTTAAGACGTTTGTCAATTGATTCTCTCTTATCGCAATTTGTTCGGCCAATATTTTGTCCATCTCACTTCCAATCGGCGAATCCAAGTTATCTGAAAAGTCGATTTTATCTGGCACAGGTGCCGCATTAAACGCATCGAATTCTTTTTTTTTATTGACAAACTCATTTTGGAATACTTTCTGCCGGTTTTCTGATATTTCTGCCGCATTGTACAGTGGTATTTCTTTTTTTTTATAGGTGTCAATCATTTCGCATATAACACGCTTATCTAGGTTGACTATAGTGTCGGCGGTAGTTATTTGCCGGGCTATCGCGTCTATTTTACGGTCGAAATCCTCTTTAACTGCGACCGATTTCGCAACGGGAACAGTAGCAAATATACCATCATCGCAGAGTAATTTCCATATTAAGCCTTTGTTTTGATTGGATGTAAACTTTTCAGCAAGACTCATTTGAATACTATAAAAATCGTTTAATTTTTATATTATAATTTTTATATATCATTACATTTATAAATCATTACATTTATAAATCATTATTGAAATAGCGGTCACGCATTTTTTCCATCGCGGCGTCGCTTATTTTCGTATTTTTAAAGAAATTATAAGGATGTCGGTCTTGAATCATCGTAATGATGAGATAGAGCGAGTACATACCACATTCGGTATTTCCCTCTTGATGTACAAACGGCGCATTTTGGTCAAATGTCAATTCAATCGGTTTCTCTAATTTCAACGCTTGTGATATGACCCGATTAGAGAATTCTTTGACTTCTTTTGGAATTTTTGTGCCATTGCTATCAAAAAAGAAAACGAATTTCTTATTCAAATTGATGAAAAGCGATATCCAATGGGCACCGCTTTTATCATGCGGGTCGGTATTAAATATAATACCGATTTTATTAACACCATCCTTTATAAACTTTGAAATCTCGAAATTACATAAATCGTCCCAGACGCATTTATTGTCATAGAGGTGCTTATCAAAATCAATCGGCGTCGGTCCAATAAATCGAAAACACGGATAGGCATGTTCATATTGCTTCATGACTTTTTCAATATCCGTGCTATTTAACCAGGTGTTGTGATTTTCCTTCCATTTTAACGGCGATTTGGGAGCAAAAGTATAAGTCAATAATTCGTCGCTTAAGTTATTCTCCATGAATTTCTGTTTCAACCAACAGGCTTCAGTATGACACGCGTCTTTCATTTTACTTTTTAAATGAAGCCATATTTCTTTGGAATCGCTGCTTTCTATTGGCGAATCCATGTGCCGTCTGTTCCATAAATCTCTCATTTTAAAAAGCACATCTTTGCTATAACAACTGAATTTTTGCATTTCATTGTTTTTTTTCGGTGCGCATTGTGCTTTGGTGAAGGAACTTTTTTTCCCACCTTTTTTGCTGTGGCGCCTATTTTTTTTGATATATTTGCGTGAACTTCTTTTTCTAGTTCCTCCATGTGATTTTCGTTTCATTTACTACTATAAATTAATTAGATAAATCTTCTCTCATTTTATTTTAATAGTTTTTTTTGGTGGGACACCTTTTATTTTCAAATCATTTGTTTTTAAATTAATTTCCATTTTCATGGGTATAATTCTGATTTCATTCATTGATGTGTCTTGTTTGGTAATAACATAATTATCTAAACTAGCCACATTTATATTTTTACGCATCATGATGTCATTGGCTTCCGCAATAGAAGCTAATTCTAAGATGTCGTCGGTTGATAATTCGCTGGTTGTCGACACGGTGGTATCTGTGCTTTGCGTATGCTGTCCTTGTATTATATCTTTTTTATCGACCACTTCAAAATAACGGATTGAGGCATTTACAAACATCGTATGAATTTCCTTAATTTCTTTATTTGTAAAATCGGGTCCCTCAGGCTCCTTCAACATCTCTTTAAAGAGAGATACGATGCGTTTTCTATAGAATTTTATGTTCGCTGTATTATCCGGTTGCTGACATAATTTTTTTCGCTGGAGGAGATTTAAATAAAGCGGATTCGTAAAAAAGGCGAGAGAAGCACTATCCGCAATAGTCATTTTTTCCAGTGATTCGTCCGTTGTTGTGGGCGTCGGTATTGGCACGTCTGTCATTTACACTATATTATCTATTTTAAAATAGAGTGTAAAACGATTAAGATAATTCTTTTATTTGTTGCCGTGTACAGTTTTCGAAAAAATTAATACCCAAGCCTTCCGGACAGGGATTGAATTCCTCAAAATTAGGTCGGGTAAAAAGCCCCGGAAATTGCTGTTGATGATTGGTAGGCTGAATGTGTGCTTTATTATACAATTCACTGTTATTGGCCGGAACATAAGAGGACTGTCCTGCTCCGTGCTGTAAAGCATAAAACTGGTTTCTTAGCCGTGATTCATTATTAATATTCGCCGCAAAACCACTCCATGGCGCTTGGGCTGTGCCCGGATTAAAAGTCGTTTCAATCTCATAGGTCGGTATAACCTGAATAGGTGTAGTATGATTTATACGCCGGTCCACAATAGGCATCGTTGCGTATTTGGTCGATTGGGGGCGAATATCATATTGAGGTTGTAATTGACTGGATGGTATATTGCGATACGACATTCGTTGATTTAATTCTTCTGTGCGTTGATTTCCTTCCCTCATGCGTTCCATTGTATATAATTATACATTATAATATTTGCGCATCGATTTTACCCGGTGGGTGTTGTTGCGTCTTTTCCGTGTGGATGGATTTCGCGGAGTCTTTAAAAAATCTTCTAAATTAGATAAAAGTTTTTTACTAACAATCGTATCGACATTTTTTTCTGCGTCGCTTTTATTTACAACCATATAGTTGTACTGTTTCATAAAAGCTATAATCTGATTTACAAAATCGGTTTTATTCACAGGTGAATTGGTTTTACTCAGCACTCGGTCATAATAGCGGTTGGCCATCTCTTCGAAGGGTATAGATGTGCGGTAGGGTTTAATATTGATATAATAGACATTCTCTTTATCCATTAACGGGTGATAGAGGTCATCGATAAAGCATATTTCGGTATTAGCTGGTATATTTGTACAATTGATGAGGTCTGTTACGCTTTTTTCATGACTTGTGCGGTTCGGTTCAATCTGCTTACCGCGAATCTTATAGGCTGCGATAATATAATCGAATATTTTATATCCCAATTTCTTATCCATGTAGTCACTCAGCATGGTAACCCAACTTTTAGGACCTTGATTGTTCGTATAGATAAACAGTTTATAACAGGCTTTTCTCTCTCTCTTTTTATGGAGAAAGTCTATTATCTTTAATATATTAGGGCGAAAAACCTCGGGAAAGACGTCAAGCATTTCGAAAAATTTGTCATTGAATAAATTATGCCCATAATAGTTTTCCAAGGCATCCCAGAAAATCGAAATTTCTGTAAAATAGCCGAGTGTTTCATCCAAGTCAAAAACCACGATTTTTTGTATGTTGTTTTTTAACTTCATTTGTGCCGATTTCATTTGTGCCAATTGTGTATTAACATACGATAATATATTTTTCGAATAAATCAATACAGGTATTAACAGTAATAGAGTTAGTTTAAACCCATTCTTCATAACCCATTTTTTCAAGGTTTTTACAAAGGCCCATAATTTCCACATAATATATAGTTATAGTATATATATATGAAACTAACAAAGAATGATTATAAGACTATTTTGAAATTTTATAAAATAGACCCAGATACTTTATCAACTAAAGATATCAAAGCCAAAGCAGAACATTTTTTGGCTGTGAAATTATGTAAATGTATTAAAAATATCAAAGCATCGCCTTACCTGCGTCCAAAGAGTGAGAAACGGGCCATCGCGGTCTGTTATAATAGTGTTTTGAAGAAGAAAAATCTGAAAGTATTTAAATTTACCTGTAAAAAGAAGGCACAGCTATTGCCGAAAAAAGGCACACGGAAACTAGTTGTGGAAAAATTGGCCTGATACATAAGTTTGCGTAGTATTTAGTAAGATTTCTCTTTTTTATGGACGCAAAAATATAAATATATTATATAAATGGGAAAGACTAGAAGAAAAAATGTTCGACGCCCCCGCCGGACAATAAAAAAGATGAATGGTCGGAGACGCCGGACAATAAAAAAGATGAATGGTCGGAGACGCCGCCGGACGATGAAGGGAGGTTTTGACCTGTATCTTTTTAGTGAGTATGACCCGAATGATACAGCGCAAAGGGAGAAAAGAGAGGCACAAGAAAAGATAAATACAGAGAGAGATAGCGAGAACAGAGAGAGAGAGAGAGAGAGAGAGAGAGAATTTGCTATTTATTTAAAAAAGTATAAAAAAGAACACAGTGAAGCTGACAGGAGAGAGGACTGGAAGCAATATAAAAAAAAACTTCCAACATTGATA